CTATCACCGGGCAACCCATGCTCATAAAGCATAAGACCGACCGACGGGCACAGACTTTCAAAGCCTATGCACTTATACTTGTCATTATATTGAATATCGCATAGTTGAGTCGGTTGTCCGATATTTGGATTGACGGTGAAGCCGAAAGAATCTTGTCCGGCAATTCTGAAAACAAACACTTGGGCTGCATCGCCCTTTTTCGCCTTACCTTTGATATGGAGAAACAAGCGTTTGGATAGCGTGATTGAATTGTCGTTACCATCGGCAATCACATAGTAGTTACGTGACTGCCACCATGTTTTTAGTTTTTTGATAATCATAATACGAAAATAGAATGATTCACTGGTTGTTATGGTTTAACTTTTTACGGACGAATCGAAATATATCCGGCGTGAACGGAAAGAAACTGTTTCGACGAACTGGAATGACAGAGTTGTTTCGATTTCCAGTCGATGCCGATTGGCGGCTTCTTTTGTTGCAAAAATGTAAGAACAGATTTCTTGCTTTGTCGTTCCTTTTGTTGCTACAATGTTGGCATAATATTTGCGCCCGAAAAGGAATGCCATGATTTCTTTTAATACAGTTGAGTTCATATTGTATGATTTAATCAGTGAATAAATTTGTCTGTCGGGGTTCTTTGGAAGCGGAGGAAACTCCGGTAATACTATTTACACGTTTAATTTCTCCGTCAATTTCCGTTTCAAGTGCCTTGCATTTCCGCAAGTTTTGTTGGGTGCGACACTTGAAATAGTCTTTCTGTGCTTTACGCATCAGAACTACCTTGGTAAAGAATGTTTTTGCATCCATATGATAAATACATTAAAATTCTTTATGGGTTGCTAATTGATAATCTTTCTTTTCTTCTTCTGATAGTTCGTTGTAGCAGCTTTCGCAAACAACAGGGTAACCGTGTTCTTCTTCAAAGTACACGCCACAAAGTTGGCAACACCAACCGTCTATAATATCTTCTGCAATGCTCATGATTATTTCATTAATTCAAATTCATAAACCCACACCCACGGATTACTTTCCCATGTGCCTTCGCCGGACACTTTGTCAATGAGGTCGGCATAGGCATATTGAGGAGTAGAGTAAGCACGTCCCCATCCGAGCTTATCGGCGGCTTCTTTCAATGACATAGATGGATAATACCCAGTTATGTACTGAGGAGCTTTTGTCGGAATACTATGTACAATCTTCACAACACCTTCTGCCAAGCAATCTTCATCAGAAATATCCTGCAACCGCTGCATCCTCACCTTGGTTATGCGTATCCAGTGCGGCATGATGTCGGCGCGGACGAACATTTTGTTAGTCCAACCGGAGGCATCTTTAATGTGGGGATAATAGCCGGCTTCTTCCTGTAATGGCTCTTCGGGAGAATAGCCCAAATCTTTATAGGACTGCGCTATTGCGACAACTTCTCCTTCTTTATACTTCGGTTTTATCCACGGAGTAGACTCTTCCGGATTATCCTTGTTCCTCCAACAATAAGCAAGCCACAAAGGGTGTTTTTCGGGTTCATCTTCCAAAAGAAGAACTGTAGGAAAGCATATCTCACTGTTTTTGTATGGTGGCTGAATGGCAGCCATCCTTCTTGTCTGCGTCTTCCGACCATCCAATACAGCCTGGGTTAGACTGTATTTATCATTGAACATTATCTTCTTCATTGTAGTATTCTTTATTAAAATGTCCGTTAGCAATCAGCCAATCAATCATGTTTATGATTGCATCGAAAATGTTTTCTTTCATAACCTCATGTTTGCAGTCATACCCCAGCTCTATGTACCGTATAAACCAAAATACATTATCAACTGAGATTTCCAAGTCTAAGTCAGGATGGTTATCTTGCTGTGGAATTAGTGGGGGAAGTATCTCCAATAATCGAGATAAACTCCATGCTGGAACATCCTTGTCCCACAATCTATCAAACACTTCTTCACCGGTCATCGGTGTGCCGTCTTGGTGTTTGTGGAATGGGCTTTTGAGTTTGGCTATTCTTTCCGGTGTCCAAAACTTACCTCTCCTTGTTGGTGTATAAGGTTTCAACTCCCATTCCAAAGTGGATATTTTACTTTCTGTGTAATGATACACCATATCTGCCGTTTCCGGTTTCAGGCCCAAAGCGAGCAATCTTTCTGATTGTTCACGGGTAGTACATATTTGCGATTTAAACTCCATAATTTTTATCTTTAATCTAATACACTATCGAATTATTGTAATCTCAAGTTTTCACTAACAGATTCAGCATGAAGACCTTTGCATATTTCCACGTTTTTGCCGACTTCTATACCTCTCATAGCGCATAAAGCATCAATAGCTGACTTTGATTCTTTGGATTTGCCAATCTTTTGTCCTTTAAGGAAATCATCTATTTCACTTTTTGTGGTACGTACAAGAGCTGTGATATTATTTTCTGTTTCCAATGTCCTTTTGCTCTCATCAAATTTTTCTGAAAGACCTACAACACAACCATATAGAAATGATTTTAAATACATAATAACGCTTTTGGGGCTTTTCCCATATTTCCATATACAATCATGTTTATATTCCTCATAATTACGTTTGCCGATAGTTATAAACTGGTGAGATAAAAAGGAAATGAGATACAGAACTACTTCAACATTCTTTTTTCGTCCTATTATTTCAAATTCACTACGTTTCATTCTACCATTATTAAATTTGCTAATAATAAGACTACGGCACATATTATATTCACAAACTACTGATACGAGGTCACTATACCATCTACCATTTGTGCTTATTTTGAAAGGTATTTCTTCTGATACAATTGGATTCTCTAACTTCTCTTGCTCCGGTATATCGTTTTCAGTTAGATTATACTCCATCAACAAGCGTGTTATGCCTGCAGCAGCTGCATTTGCTTCACCTTCGTTACCCAATGCAGTAGCTGACTCTTTTAAATTCATTAGCTTGCTCAACTTCTCTAATATTTTATCTTTCTTTGTTTTCATAATACTTGTTTTTTGTTATTAGTTAAAACTGATTGCCACATACCTATAGAACCGTATGTATCCGAAACAATAAGAGGGGGTCTCTGTATTATCACCTATCTCAATTCGCACGTTATAGCCTTTCATCCGTAAAAAGCGTGCAGCTATTTCATGGGCGGTGTATCTTTTTCCATGAATATCCCAATAGCTGGATTTCCATACTGTTTGAGGAATACCTTTTTTCAGAATCTTCTTAAAGGCTTTGGCGGTTCGTATAACTTCTTTTTTATTCATATTTGTTCCGATTTGAATTATTTGTTTAGAATCTGCTTCATACACCTGCGGAACTCTTTTACAGATCCGGGATTCATGTTTTTACTAAGCATAATTTGGAAAATCTCCACCGGATTATACTTTCTGTATTCAACAGGGATTTTGCCAAATACTCCGTATTCTAAGATCGCATCTCTGATATCCATTGGAATTTTCAAAACTTTCAATGCTTTCTGCTGTTGTGGAATTGAATACGGTTGATAATTACTATCCCAATTTCCAAATACGGAAGTGACATAAAGAATCTTTTTTGCTAATCTTTTTTTCATATCTTTCCTAATTTGTTTTGAATTTATTTATAGTAGTATTTTTGTTAAACAGAGCCATAACAATCAATGCTAAAGCTACTTTCAATAATTGCTTTTTCCCAACAATTACGACATTACTACGATTTAGCCCATCATCAGTCTTGATACTGTACCAATTCTTATAAGGTGGCAGTACCTTATAGATATATATTTTCCCAATTACCTTTTTCATACTTATATTTTCAAATTTTATAATCCGTTATTCGTTAATTGGTAATTTCATAAAGCACATCCACATGGTCTTTCCATGTCTTCCGGTGGTATGCCCAAACAGAGGTTGCCGTTCGATAGCTTTCAACACTTCTTTGACTGTTATTTGGTCTTCATTCCATTTGAAAATCAAAACTCCGTAGTCTTCCAGCACACGAAAGCATTCATCTACGCCCTTCTTTATCAATCTTGGCCAATCTTCAGGAAGTTTACCATACTTCTTGGCTAACCAACTATCTTTACCAACCTTTAGCAAATGAGGAGGGTCAAATACTACCAGTTTAAAGGATTCATTCAAGAATGGCATTGCCGTAAAGTCAGATACAACGTCTGGGTGGATTTTCAAACTTCTACCATCACAAAGAATGTGTTCTTCATCTCTGATGTCAGTAAATAAGACCAAAGGGTTTTCTTTATCAAACCAAAACATCCTACTGCCGCAACAGGCATCTAATATGATTTTTGCTTTACTCATTTCTTATTGTTTTGAATTTCTTGTTTTTTTCTTTTTCTGCTGCTCTGGCTCCTTTCTTGAAACCCTCTACAAAGCTGTCAAAACAAGCTCTATGGATTTCTAAAGTGCATCTTTGCATAAGTGGGCAAATCGAACATTTTTGGCTAAGCCCTGCGGACTTTTTAGCGAGTTTCGTTACATTTTTCATTGGTTTATCCTTTCATTCTGCCTAAAAAAGCAAGTTTAATCACATCATATTGAGTTCCTATCCATGCAAATTCCAACATGGCATTATCATCTGCAATGTCATTAATTTGCATGATTGGGTAGTTACCCTGATTTGTGCTATAACAAACACACGAGCTATAAATAAAATCCTCAACCTCTTCTTGACTTCTTGGTACATTGAAATAACTGTCAAGGCTTCCGATTATATGCTCTTTCAAGTATTCGGAACTATATGCAGCAGCAATTTTATCTTGATTTCTAAGTGCATATCTCATAACTCATCTTTATCTCCTAATTCAGACAACGCTTGTTCAAACTCTTTGAGTTTCTTAATGGCGTAATCTCTACGATAAGTGATTATATCACGACTTGTATAATTTGTATAGAACCGGTCTATAAGGTTTTGAACAAAAAACCTTTCAGGCTCTTCGCAATGATTCAATAGAATTACATAATTCGTGTTTCGTGGGTGGAAACATAAGAATCTATAATAATTCACTTTACCGCAAGAACATTCAATTAAGCGTTCATCAGTCTTTAATTTCCTAATGTCTTCAGTATTTAATATAGGTTTCATGATTTAATCCTCCATATTAGGTGTTAAATCTTCAATGTAAGCAAATCTATCTACCTCACCCCAAAGACTTTCGATTGTCAGATCAGTGAGGTTATCATATACCTTGGCTTTGCCGTTTTTGAATATAACCAAAGCTGGTTTTTGCGCTTTATACGTTCGATTGTTACTATGCCACACGCTATTAATGCGCCATTCTGCACCGTGATAAAATCCTTTGTACAGAGGAATTCTGTCAATATCGCTTATCTCGTACTCTTTATTGGCAAATTCATCTGCCACTTTTTCAATATCTTCTCGTTTCATTTTTCAACTCCTTTCGGTTTGTTAATCGGTTTCCAATGGGTGATAGTAACTTCATATTCGGATTCATCGAAGTTGTCAAGATAATCTTCCGTCCATCCATATTCTCCCCAAACAGATGTAAGATAATCAACTTCTACAATGCCAGTGGCTATTTCCTTGTGTTCAATCCTTAGCAAGCATGGGGTATTCCGTTCCGGCACATCTTCCGTATTTTTTTTGCACTCGTGCCATTCCTCAAATTCGTTCCATCGTCTTGCGATTTCTTTGCAAAGGATATTTGAGCTTTCCACATCACCCAAGTGGATTTCTGCTATTTGGTAATTCATACCGTCCTTTATACAAAGTTCCGCATCCAATTCATCCGCACCAAATAAGCGTTTGCCTCGTGCTGGTAGGCAAATAAGTTTCAATGTATCAGTATCTAATTCGCCTTTGGCGTATGCCCAATTCAGTTTTATTTTTGTCATAACCCAAAAATATTTTTGTAAAACTCAAAATTTCTGTTTTCTACCTTTGCATCTTCCGGATAATAAGTAGCGCGATGATACCATTCTTGATAGCATTTCGGGCAAAACCATTGATTTAGCACAGCTATGTAATAGCCTGTAGATGCAGTTTCGTTGCAGTAGTCACAAATTCCTATTGCACCATATTGCCCTAATTCTTCTACAAGTTCTTTCCGACTTATTTGGATTACCTTGAATCCTTTTTTATTGTCTTTTATATTTGCCATACCATTCCTTTTTTATTCACAAAGCCCATAGTAGCTCATACAACTTGTTGCCACATCATCATCGAACAGAGAACCACCTGCACGTTTACTTTGTACATAACGAACAACATCGCTGATTAGAGGATATTCACCCTTATAATACTTAGATGAAATTTTATCAGGACCGAAAAAACTGCTGTTAAACTGTTGTTCGAGACCTGCAATGTAGCTTATCCTTTCTGGCTCTTGTACGCTGATATTGTAAATGTCTTGTTGTGAAGCCATCACGCAAGGAAAGCAACCAACACGTTTGTAGCCCATTCGGTAGAGCGGATTAGGCTGTATTCCATTTTCAAGTATATAGTCAATCACTTGTTGTGCCGACCAATCGAATACAGGACGCAATAGGTCATCAGCATATTTCTTTCGAAATGCCAATACATCTTTACGACGATAGGTGTGGTACTTGTCCTTACCATTCTTATCCTTACCGTATGGCTGCACATAATACTTGAAGTACGTACATTGCTTGGACATTTCGGCACGCTTGGCACTCTCGGCAGCACGTATTCCTTGTATAATCAGAACATCATCGTTTACTTCATCGAGTATGTAGTCAATCATCGGAATGGTTTTCAATTCAGATGTGCAGAATCTCCGTTGCGAGGATGGCCAGCGTGATTTCTTTTTTGTCAAATCTACCATGCCGTTAAACTTCTTTGACTTGACGGTAATGAGATTTAAGCCAAGTTGTTCCTGTACTTCTTCGATATATTTATAGGTCAATGGGTGTTCCCAACCTGTATCACAAAATACTGTAATAAAATCTTTTGTTAGATTATTACGCACCCAAAGAAGTGATGCAAGACTATCTTTGCCACCACTGAATGAAACTATTACTTTCATTCTTTACCTCCTTTCTTCAATTCTGCAATAAGAGCATCAGCACCGCTAATGCTCCACTGGGCTAACGTTTCGCTACTTGCATCCACACACTGATTATGTGAATTGGCTGAAAATCCTTTCATTATCTCTTTCGCAATCTCGTATCTGCGTTGTTCCCAGTCTATGGCTTTTTCAAATTCAAGTGCTGTTCCGGGCATTCTTCGACCGTCTTTCGTTATGAATGAACCGCATAAAACCTGCATAGTACCTGACGGTTCAACATCTATGACCTCGCCGGTAGCCTTTACTTTAGCTTTAAGTTTTTCAGCAGCTCTCATTTGTCTCGTGTGTTCTGCTACACAAGTTTTACACCTGTTAGGATATGATTTGCTGAACTCTGAAATATGCTTCGTTTGCCCGCACTCTGTGCATTTTTTATAAATTGAATTGTCCATGGTTATTATTGATTATAAGTTTCTTGAATAGCTTGGAATATCTCATACATTACTTGTGGGACAATCGCATTGCCGTATGCCTTTATTGATTCCTGCCGCCACTTTGAAAAGGCAATACCGTCCAATCTGGTGGAAAACCCATCATCTCGGCTACAAACAGGGGATTGAGTAGGGAAGTTTTCCCAATCAGGCGGGCACACAAATGGTTCAGTTCTGATGTCCGGGGACTGCCGTCTTTCCGGTCCTTTGCCGTTCCGGGATTGTGACAACTTGTCGTTGGTGCAGGTAACATTCCGTGGAAATCCATGAAATCCATTAGGCCATTCGGACGATTGCTTCCGTTTCTTCGACTCGCCATCGTTTTTGCACCTGCATTTTTCAAATCCTTCACCCGTTTTGCATGGTGTATGTCGGTAGACATCGGAGTTGGGAGCAGCTCTACCGGATAGAATGTTGTTTTCCCATTCCCGTTGCATACTTTCAGGCCCTGCGTCTGCACGGTGGGCAATAAAGAAGACGCGGTCTCTTCTGTGTGGCGCTCCGACGGCACAAGCCGGAATAACAACCGGTTGGACGGAATATCCTTCACGTTCAAGGTCGTTACACACTGTTTCGACGACGTATTCCTGCCGATGCAATATTCTTTCTCGGTCAACCTCTCCGAACAGAGATTCTTCACGTCCCAACGGAGTTTCACTACCTGGCTGTACCATCGTGAGGATTCCAGCAACGTTTTCACCAACAATCCAATCGGGCTGAATCTCCCGTATCGCTCGTAGCATTTCCGGCCAGAGGTAGCGGTCATCTTCCGCTCCCTTTCGCTGTCCTGCGCAAGAAAAAGGCTGGCATGGGAAACCTCCGGTGAGGACATTGATTTTTTCCCGCCACTCTGTAAAATCTGTTTTCGTGATGTCTTCATAACTTTTGCTGTTTGGAAACCAATAATCAAGTATTTTTCTTCCGAACGGGTTTATTTCACAATGGAACATATTTTTCCAGCCCATTATCTCGGCAGCTATTTCCGGACCACCGATGCCGCTGAACAAACTACCATGGGTAAACTTGTTCTTTTCCATGATTACGGATTTTTTGTTTTTGCTACTTTAGTTGGTTCATAGTACTTGCATTTGCCTGTTTCCGGATTGTATGCCGGCCATACCCATTGCAAACGTGTATCGGGCGGATCGGGCAAATAGCGTTTGCAACTCTTGCGGATTGAGCAGGTAACGCCCGAACAATAACTATAATCTGTATTCATTGTCATAATGTTTTTAATTAGTTTACTGTTTTCTGAATGACTGCTCATTACCGAAATTGATGATTAGCATCATTTCACGGAAACGGTCTGCAATTCGTTCGTCGTAATATTCTGAAATCCCTTTTGCCGTAAGATTGGATGAAACCAGCGTGCAGAATTGCTCTTCATACCGGAAAGACAGCATATCCATTGCTGCTGTTACGTAATCGCCATAATGAATGCTTTCTTTCGGCTCTGAACCGAGGTCGTCTATTGCGAGTATTTCAACTTCACGCAACCTTTTGTACCGTGCCACATCAGATATATTGTCACGTGTAGGGTTGTTGTATGCTTTTGCCAACAAAACGAGTTCCTTTGCCGGTACTATCATGTATCCGCGTACTGGATATGTATCCACATTACTGCTATATCCCTCATCTGAGCGCAAGTAGTTTATAAGGTTTTGCAACGCACGTAGAATGGTAGTTTTTCCATTGCCGGCACCGCCGCATAGAAACAATCCGAAAGTGGAGGCTTCCGATGTAATCCAATTGGAAATGTCCCAAAGGTGCTTTTTGTATTGTTCGGTGGCATTAAATTCCCTATGCCTATGGGCAACTTCCACCCGGCACGCTTCATATAGCATAGCGTAAACTTGCTTGGCTGTATATGGCAATCTAAAACGAGTTACCATATGTTTTCTCTTCATCAGATTTGAGAAGATTGCCTCTGCGTTGATTTCGGCTGTCGGGTCTAACTTTATCATCTTTTCTTTTATTTTTGTCGTTTACAATTCTCAACCATGCGTTGAAGTGCTGTTTTGCATCCTGCAAGGAAGAATGCCGGTCTTTCCCGTCTGCCAGGCATTGTACCCGGAAATCGTCAAGACTGCTGCGCAATAATGATATATCCATGTGATGAAGTACTTGTAGTTGGTCAAGCCAACACTCATCTTTTCCCAGTTCGGCAATTTCTTCATCAAGTGTAAGGGAATAGATTTCACTTGGAGGCGGATTGTCTGGTTTTTGGCAAGCACCTTTGGAAGTCGGAATCAGATCGGGGGCTCTTTCTTCCTGAATGAGTCTATAAGATTCAGGTATAGATACAGACTTTCTTTTGGCGCGGGTACACATTTCCGTATATCGTCGCTGGATTGATGCCGATGTGATAATCCCACGTGATAGTAGTTCTTTATCGAAAAGCCCCACCGAACCGCAGTATTTCACAACTTCCTGCACCGTGTTTTCTTCCAGTCCGAAGTACTCAGCCACGTCAAAGGCAGTATTTGCATCCCACACAAGGAAACAGCCTTGTACTCGGTAAATCTCACACAGAATATAGTCGTACACAGCAATGCCCCGGCATTTAAAATCTTTTTTCAGCCGTTTTATCCGACGGTCTTGGTATCTATCGGTATCGACAGTATAATAATTAAGACCTGTTTTGATGTTTGCCATATTAGACATAGTTTTAAAATTCATTTCTCAAATAATCATCCACTTCACGAATGAAATCATCCAGCGAAAAGCACAGAACATATTTGTATTCTCCGTTTTCACATATTATCTTTTGCCATTCTTTTTGTGATGGAGATTGATAGCCGCCTTTCTTTTTCATTTCAATGAGCAGCGCACCATAATCACGATTGCTTTTCAATAGAATCAAATCGGATACACCGGCTGTTACGCCCTCAGCTTTCAATTTGCCACCTGTAACAGTATCGCGTCTTCCTCCGTTCGGCACTGCAAACAACCGGCCTTTCAATTTCGGATACTTCAAATTGAACCACTTTACGCAAGAGCATTGTATGCGATGTTCCTCATCGTCATATTTTTGCTTCTTTTTTCGTTTCCTTTCCATTTGAAGCATTTCCTCAAGTGTCATTGTCGCTTTGCTTTTCGGGTGTAACAATGGTGTCTTTTCCGGTCTTGTCTACTACAACTTTTTTCCCACCAACGGTTATCGTTGTCCTGCAACCTTCGGGGAGAGATTGTATGAAATTTCGTACAACAGGCGAATTGGCATTTTCACTGATGGTATCCGTAATGGACTCATCCGCGGCATATGGATAAACATCCATAATGGCAGTTTCCGCTACCGATGCAATTTGGTAGTCGGCCATTGTGCCTTTCATACCCTCATCCAGTTTATTTACTGCATCACGCAAGTCGGCTGCCTGCACCAATACCTGGGTAGACGTTTTTTTCTCAGCACCGCTTTTCTCGTCCAATGTGATGAAAACCAGCTTGCACTTGAACCAGCGGTCGGCACTGTCTTCCTCACAGGGAAAGAGTTCGCTGTAGTTGGCGCGTTTAATGTCGGAAACTGTAAACTCACCGGAAATAAAGGGTGTCATTTCTTCAATGATGCGTGCTTCCGCTTCCGTGAAGCTGAGCGCGTCAACCAGATAGGGTTCCGTTACTTTCTTGTTCATTCCGTTATCCATTGTCTTTTCATAACGGATTTTACATTCAAACCACGTATGCATCATGAGTTCATTTTTTCTTTGAGTTGTTTACTGACTACAAGTTTTACTGTTCGTTTAGCCGGAATGACTACCGTTGTTCTCTTGTAGATATTACGGGCTTTCCTTTCTTTTGTGATATAAGTCTTGATAGTGCCAAAACCACGTATATAGACATTTTCACCTTTACAAAGTGCTTTCTCAATAGCATCAAAAGCACAGTCGACAGCTTTGATAGCCTGTGAACGACTGATGCTTGTATTGCTTATAAGGTAATCGGCTATATCTGCTTTTCTCATAATTGTATTTTTAATATGGGTGACTATTTAATGTTAATGAAAGACCGGGTGTAGCGGCTGTTATTTCTATCTCTGGATATAATCTTTCTATTCCATGGATAAACTCCGTAGCATTGCTGTTATTGTCGGACAGATGCAGGAGTACGATTTTACAAACTTGTGAAAGGTCATTGGCTTGCAATGTGAGGAGACAGTTATCATAGGACATGTGCGACTTAATGGTACGTTCGTAGCGTTTCTTGTCAATGTGCCCAGCAGTGAAATTCGCATCAAGAATTTCCTTGCTATAATTGCACTCCAACATCACATTGTTAAGACCGGGAAATTTGTATTTTAGGAAATAGGTGTCTGTGGCAAACAGCACTGTTCCGCACTCTTCATGACGGATGAGGTATCCGTAAGGTTCCGCAGCATCATGTTGTACTGGGAACGGTATCACTCTAAATCCATTTATCACAACTTGTTCGAATGGTAACAGCCCTTTTGCCCAATAGCTGGAAGAGAAACCAAGCGCATGTTTTGTGCCTTGACTCATATAGCAAGGTATGCAGGCGTTTATAAAATCGCCCACACATTTGGCATGGTCGCCATGCTCATGGCTGACGATACAACCAACAATGCTGTTTAGATTGAAGTCAAGAGCCTTTTTTACTTTGTTGAACTTAACTCCGGCTTCCACTGCAAGTACCTCACCAGTCTTTTCAGACTGGAAGAGGTAACAGTTGCCTGATGATGAAGAACCTAACACATGAAGTTTCATTTCAAATAGGATTAATAGCCCGGCCCATCATCCACGGTTGAGGCTTGGTTTTCGGTACTTGTTTCACCTTGGGTCTCTTTAATTTCTCCTGTTTCAGGGTCAACACCTGCCGGAACTTCATTGGAAACCGGAGCTGCTGCATCATCAAAACTGATAGTGCCTTTGTTGGCTTGCGTGGAAATTTCTTTCGCAACCTGTTCTGTAACATCGACATAATCGGCGTCCTCTACATTTTCTTCAACGGTACGCATACCCATTGACAGTTCCGGTGAGTATGTAGAACACCAGAACGAGGCGGCACGGTAACGTAACATCTGTTCGGGCATAGTACGCCACTTGCTGCCGTTTTTGCTATACCAACCCTCATCAATCGCCATTTGTATGGTAACGGCTGTACCACGTAAGGCAAGTGGCGATTTTGATGTAATCGGTTTTCCGTCCTCATCATGCGTAACACCTTTAGGAGTAGTCCATGCCACACATTTGACATTTGCCACACCGTTATTGCAAACTCCATTTGATGTCAATTCAAACTTCAGTGGTTCAAAGCGTCCACAAGTATTGATAGTGGCGATTAGGAACTTGGACGACCAAGATGGGCGACCATATACAATGTACAAGTTCTGCATTACCATAAGAGGGGATGCTCCAATGCGTGTGGCCACATCGAATGCGATTACGCAGTTGGCAACTGCTTCGGCTTCGGAAACCGTTTTTTTAGGTCCCTCGCCGGTCTTACCGCCAACGACACCGCCAATGCGGTAACTTTCGGGTACAAGACTGGAATTGGCAAACATGGTGGAGAAACGGTTGAGCGTTTCAATGGTTGTTGGGTCAAAGAAGTTGATGCCGGCAGGAACGTTACTTTGATGTGTAACCGGTGCGATTTGTCTTTCGTTCATAATTTTAATAATTAAAGATTTAACTATTTATTTGACTGTTAGCTGACTGTCTGTTGTAACCTGCAAGAATATCATTTGTGCGTTGGAAGCAATGAATGTATTCACGCTTTCGGCACGGTCAATGAACATTGGAGCATAGACTTCGTAATGTCTTGCCAATGTGTTGGTGATGTCAATACCTGCGTTCACTTGCTTTGCCGTATTGCACGTACCATAGGACACACCGTCAATTATAGGAATACATACTTCGTATTCGTTTCCGTCAAGAGTAGTATCGAAAAGTTTCCAGTGTACCATGCCAAACAGAGAGTTCAAACGGTTCTCACAATCATCAATGCGAGCTTTGGCAAACTTGGCAGCTATATATTCACGTTTCTCTATGTCGGCTATCTTCTGTGCGAGTTCACGACCTTCCTTTTCAAGACGCTCTATTTCTTTATCATAGTTGGCGATAATGGTACGGTTGTTTAGTTGGATTTCCAAGTTCTTAATAGCAGATTTCACCAACTCGGCACGTTCGGACAGTTCGGTATCTGTCTGAGTATATGTGATATTTGCTATTTCTTTTTCTATCTCATCCAAACGTTTTAGGTTTGCTGCATACGCAGGCAGCTCGTTTTCGTTGATGGCGGACGGTGCTGCTTTCGGGGTGGATTTCAGACGATCATACAGCCCTGCAATACATTCGTCAATGGCAGTAATCTTTTTGGAATGCTCTACAAGTTCTTCATTACGCCTGTTTAATTCCTCTCGGTATGATTCGACTTGTGTCGACAGGGATTTTCCACGTGATTGATTCTCTTTGAGCCTGTTTTGTTTATATTCTTCAAACTTTTGGAGAGCGTCTTGTATCATATTGTCGGGTAAAGGCTGGCCGCAATGAGGACAGATATTATCACCGGTGTACTGTGTGGCACGAATGGATGCCCATTCGGAACGTAATTCTTCAAGTCTGCTTGTTGTTCTAGTTATTTCTTCGTTCAAATACTTGATGCGTTCTTTTGCACGGGTAATGTCTATATTGCAATCCGA